TAGGTTCTTGCCCCGCCCGATTTCGCTTTGCAGGCCGAGCGCGAGCCAAGATGCCTTGCGCGCTTGCCACCAGCCCTCGCGGGCATTCAGCACTGAGAACGGCGCCAGCATGAAACGATCAGCAAGTGTAACCTTCGGCGGGGCCTCGCTGGTATTGGCGGCGCCGCCGACGAATATCGCGTTGAGATCGGCCGCCTCGAAACCGGCCAGGCCGACATCGAAGCCGCCTCGTTGCAACTCTGTAATCTCGACGCGCAGCATATCGAGGTTCCAGCCGGCCTTGAGGGCGAGCTCGTTATCCGCCAGCGTGTAGGCTTGGCGCTGCGCCTCGGTCCAGCCGCGCGCGATTACCACCGGGATTTCGGACAGGTTCAAGATGCGCGCCGCCAGGACGCGGCCATGCCCGGCGATGATGGTGCCAGGCTCATCGACGAGCACCGGCTGGGTCCAGCCCCATTCGCGGATCGAGGCGGCGATCTGCGCAATCTGCGCGTCGCTATGGGTCCGGGCGTTGCGGGCATACGGGATCAGCCGGGCGATCGGCCAGTGTTCGACATTATCCGCCGGCCAGGGCGGGCGCGGCGGCGGCGCCTCGGGCTGCGGCTCGGGCTGCGCGCTCATCTTGAGGCCACCAGGGGCGACGTCATGGCGAGCTCATAGTCGGCGGCGGATCGGGCGCGGCCGATTGTCGCGGCGATGCGGGCGAGCAGATCGGCCGAGCAAGCACCGAGTCGGGCTGCCTGCCCTGCCGGGGCGGCGATCATCGGATCGGCGGTGCGGATCACTGAGGCCAGGGGCGGCAGGCCGAGGGCGCGAGCTTCGGCGGGGCTGAGCGGAACGTGTGAGCGATGCCGAGGCCCGGTCTGCGGCATCACCGGAATCCCGAGTGAGGCCCGGCCAGGGCGATCGTCCCAGATGATCAGCGATTGCGCGGCGAGATGCACAACGGCGCCTCGCGATAGCGGAAGGTCCAGCGATCCCCTCGGCGAGAAAACGGCCCGGCCGGCATGCGCACCGGCCGAGCCAAGTTAGCAACGAAATCAGGTGAAACCGCAGAGCCCAGGAAGGTTGCAACGGGGGGCCGCGCTCACGCCCCTGGCGACTCTGAGAAAAAACTACACCCGTCTCAGCGCGTGACGCAATCCCGATTCTTGCGCCCGATCAGCGGGCGAAGCGCCGCCGCACCGCAGCAAGCCCGACAAGCCCCGCGCCGAGTAGCGCCAGGCTGGCCGGCTCGGGCACCGGGGCGGCCGAGAAATTGCCCGAGATCGAGGCGGCGAAGCTCGCCAGCGTATCATGATCGATCGATACGCCAGGCGTCACATCGGTAAAGCTCAGCGATAGGCCGCGCGGCAGGCCAAGCGCAGTGATCTCGCTGGACGTGAAGCTGACCGTTCCGGGAGGATCAGCGGCATCGAGCGACAGCGAGTCACCAAGCCCGAAGACGGCATCGGTGAATGTGCCGCTTAGGTAATTGATCGCGCCTTCCGTGATCGAGAACGAGCCGTCGAATGCTTGCGTAACGAACGCGCCGGCATGGCTCGCGGCGCCGACACTGGTGGCCGAGAAATCGAGCACCGCCGGCGTGGGCACTGCCACGGCGGCATCGATCTGCGTCACATCGACGGCGACACCGCTGCCGGCGATTGTCGTCGATGTTCCGGCTCCGTTCGCGGTGGCGTGGATCGTATCGCTGCCGGATGTCTGCCCCATCGTCAGGATCGTTGTGGCACTCGCCGGCAGCGCCAGGGCAGCGAGCGCGGCGGCGGCGAGCAAGGTGGATCGTAGGCTGGCCATCGAGACCTCCCGATTAGCGCCCGACAGAAGCGCCGGGCGCGCGCCAGGCGAAGCAAGGGCCGAGCCATTGCGGGATTGCCTTGCCGGATCAGCGACCTGGCGGGATCGGCGCAGCGGCCGATTGCGGCCAGTGTAAGGCGCCCAGCCCCTCGCTTTTTCGTCCCGATGGCGCCCGCCTCTGCATAGGCGCAGGGCGAAGCCCTTGAATTCCAACGGGATCGGCGGCGGCCAGGCGGCGGCCAGGCTGTAAAGCCCGCCGACATGCCGGCTTGCATTGGGCGTTTCATGTGAAACGCCGCCAGGGCCGCCAGGAAGCCCGAGGAAGCCCCTGGCCCCTCGGCGGGCTCTACCCTAGCGGCCAAGGCGCTAGGCGCCGCCAGCGGCCCGGATTCCGGCCCGGCCGGGGCGATTGGCAATCCAGGCCGCGCCGAGGCGGCGCAGCGCGGCGATTGTCCATCGGCGGGCTGTCGTATCCGCCACGCCATGCTGCCGGCCCGTCAGCGCCCACGACTGATCGAGCACAACGCACTGCTCCAGCAAGCGCAGATCGAAGCGGCCGAGCGTATCGCCGAGCCGCCGCAGCCTGGCCAGCGCCGCGAGGCGATCGATCCCGCCGCCGCTGCCGCCAGGCCCGCCTCGCGCACCGAACGACATGAGGGGCCGCGCCCGCACCCCGCTCGCGGCTTCCCAATCGCGCCGCAGCGCCGCCGCCGCCTCATAGTCGCTCGGCTCGATCGCGCCCTCGGCCAGCAAGGCATCGAGGCGGGTGGATACGCGCCAGCCCTGGCGGAAGGCGGATGCATCGATCTGCGGCGCGGCGACGTCATGGTGCTGCCGGTAGGCTTCGCTCGGGCCGCTCATCGCCGGCCCGCCCCGTTCCATACGCGGCCGGCATCGAGCTCGCCGATCAGCCGGCGGAACGTTGCGTTTGTCGGCTCATCATTCCACCAGACATACCTGCGCGCCCCGGTATCCTCGTGCCACCACTCGGCGAGGGCGAGGGCGCGCGGCTCGCAGGGCTTGAAGCCGGCGGCGGCCATCGCCTGGCGCAGCGCGCCCGGCGCCATATCCGGCCGCCTGGCCTGGCGATCGCGAGCGCTCATCATGGCCGGTGTCCGGCCGCTATCGAGGCGGCGGCGAGAACCAGGATCAGCGCGGCGCAGATCGCCAGCAAGGCCCGCACCTGGCGCCTCGTCATCGGCTGCCAATCGCTGCGCATCATCGGCCCACTCCGCGCCACCAGGCTCGCAGGCGGCTGCATATCGGGCAGGGCTTACGCATAATCGGGGCCGCCTTTTGCTTATTCGGCGGCGTCGGGATCGAGAGGCGCGGCGGATGGCTCGGCGGCGGCGGGCGCGAATCGGCCGGGGGCGTTGATGCATGCACGGCGGTATGCCTCCACAAGCTGATCGTTCGACAGATGCCGGGGCGCGCGCGGCGGCTGATACAGCGGCGGCGCGGCCCACTCAGCCGCCAGGCCGCGCACCAGATGGCGCACGCGGGCAAGCTGCTCGGGGCTCGGCGGCGGGGCCTCGGGCTCGGGCGGCGGCGGCGCGATCGCTACCGGATGCGGGCGATTGTCGCGCCACCACTCGGACAGATAGCCGCAGAGCTCGCCATACGTCGGGAAATATTTGCACTGGCGCGCGACATAGGCGAGCGAGTCCGGCGTGAACGCCACGTCGGTGAATTCGCGCATCAGCATAGGGACGAACGCCCCGAGCTTCATTTCGGCTTCGGCGCGCGACATCGAGACGGCGCTAAGCACGCCGAGGGAAACCAACCACTCGCGCACCACTCGGACGTGGATCGACTGCTGCGGCATCGTATTGGTCTCCCATCATTTCGGTTGCGACTTCGGCCATCCCATTTTTCCAGCGCGGCGCGCGTCCCCCCCTCGGGGGGGCAAGGGGGGGCGATTCTGCTTCTGCATGTGCTTCTGCCTCTACCTTATCCACTCGCTTATCCGCCTGGTTATCCAATCCGTTGCCGGAAGGGGGGTTTGGATTCTGGACTCTACCGAGGGCAGGATTCCCACCGAGCGAACCGACCCGACTCTTGGTAGCGTGCTCGGCTCCGTCTCGGACCATGCGCCTACTCACGATGGCACCGCGGTCGGACCGGGATAGGACCCCATTGCGCTCAAGCTCGGCGATTAGATTGCGGACCTGGCTGCCTTGCGCGCCGACAATCCGAGCGAGTTGCGCGATGCTCGGCGGCTTGCCGGCAACCAATACGTGACCGTATGGGTCGGCATTGGCGGCGAGACATAGACATCTCATCCATAGACCTTGCGCGGCCAGGCTGCACAAGCGCAGAGCGGGATCGTTTTCCCAATCAGCCCACCAAAGCTTCGACCAGCGGAGTTTTGACATCAGAATAAACTAAGCTGCGCTGGTATCGACGACGGCGGCGGCGGCGGCGGCGGATCAATAGTCGGCTGCTTGAGATTGCTTAATCGCGCGCCCTCTTGCTCATCCAGCCATTGCAACGGGGGCTTGTGCGACTTGGTTCCATTGCATGAAGCACAGGTGAATCGAAGGTTACGGGTGTGCAGAAGCGCCCAGTCCTGGACAGAGCGGGGCGGATACCAGTGTTCAATCTGAATGTCCCGCTCGCCGAGAAAACTATGGCCGCAGCCCAAACAGAGGCCGTCGGGCGACAGCAACGCCCGGAGGATAGGCACCAGGGCGCGGTAATTCATTTGAACCCAGAAGAATTCGCGCGACACTCCCGCTTTCGTCGCGGCCGACGCTGCGCGGTTTTGGATGATCGCAAGCGGTCGGTCGGCGTTCTTTTTTTCATTACGGGCTTTCTGCTCGCAGTCGCGGCAGGTTTTATTGAATTCCCAAACAGTACCGTTTGGGGATCGGCGCTTGCGGCCGACAAACCGCGAGTGATGTTTCCACTCTCCGCACGGGCCAGCGCACTTGCGCTCACAAGGCCGTGGATCGCTCATGCCACCCCCCATTGTGGACGGAACAGATTGCCTTGCCGCAGAGCGGCGGCGCGTCGCCGGTATGGCCGGCAGTCGTTGCAGTATTTCGCCGGCCGGCCGCCCTCGGGACCGCCCGCAAGCTGCGTCCAGCAAATCACGCAATAGCGCGGGTAAGCTCGGCCTCGCAGCGCCCGGCAGGCATCGCAGCGGATCGTCGGCCGCCCTCGCTTACGCTTGTGCGCGAGGGGCGCGCGGCAATCGACGCAGCGGCGCGGCTTCATAGCATCGCCGCCACCCGCCGAGCGCGCGGTATCTGCCAAGCATCGATACAAGTGAGCACCTCGCCCGCATCGCGGGCGACACCGACGCGCCCGCCGGCCCCGAGCACAGCCGAGGCCACCGATTGCTGCGCCTCGGACAGCACCCCATCGAGCGCTTTGATCTCGATCAGATGGGCCTGGCCGCGATACAACAAGAACGTATCGGGAATTCCGGCGATTATTCCGCGATCGATGCGGATGCCCGGCACTTCGCCGCTATATGCCGCATGATCGATCGACCACCAGACTACGCCAGGCAGGCTGAGCTTGCCGGGCGGCGCGATCTCGATCCTCAAGACATCACAAATTTGTTTTTGTATCGGATGCTCGCGGACGATCGGCGGGGTCAGGCGGAATCTTCGCGCGCTCGGGCTGGCCCCGCGCGGCACGGCTAGGAAACCGCGGTTTGCAGCGGGTCCCTAGTGCGGCGCGGCCGGGGCTCGGCCTCGCGGTGCGGCGAGGTTCTTTCGAGCCGCTCGACGCTTGTGGCGATGCCGTGCTGCGCTGCGATGCGCGCCATCTTTGGCCACATCAGCGGCGGGATGCCCGACTTTTTCCAGTGTGATATCGTAGTGAAATCGCGCCCGACCAGGCGGGCCAGGCACTCCGACCCGTTGCGCCGCTTGCCGCGCTCATCGAGGACGGCGAGCTTGGCGACCAGTCGGGAGATGACTTGCGAGTGATGCATGGCACTGCGCCAGCCTAACCCGGGCCTTGTGATCTATGCAAGCCCGAGCTCGCCGCCGGGCCTCTGTATGACATGTTACGTTGCAGATCGTGAGCGCCGCGCGCAACTTCTTGCACAAACGCGCATTATTCCCGTATCTTGCTGCTCGTTCTTGCTTGGGACTCTTGCAATATGCCTCGCTCATCGAAATCATATGCCGAAAAGCGCCGCATCTCGGACGAGATGCTAGAGCGGATCGGCAAGCGGGTGCGCTGGGTGCGCGAAGCCTACGACGCGCGCGAGCCAGGCCAGCACACGCAGCAAATGTGGGCAGACGCGCTTGGCATCAACGGCGCCACATTATCTCGTTGGGAAAATGGGAAAATGCTGCCGATGGTCGATATCTTCTATCGGTTCACCTTCCTGACCGGCGCCGACTTCAACTATCTGTTCTTCGGGGTTCTCTCAGCGCGGATGATCCCTTGGCTACGCGACCAATTGGCGCAGATGCACCCGGCAGAATTACACGAAGAGGCAGCGTTTTTCCGCGATCGGGATCGTATTGTTGGAACAGGGTCTTTACATCGGGCGCAAAAGCAGACGCGGCGCCCTGCACCGGAGAAATCATAACCTTCGCCCTTGCCATGTGTGCCCCCTTGGCACCCCGCTCGATTGCGCCCCCTCGGCGCCGCTCTAATCCTCTGCGATGATCGTCCGCATACTGGACAGGTCAAGCATTACCGTAGGTAGTTCTACCCATTCGTGAAAGTTAAATAATACGTCCCGAGCGCTTTCGGCGCCGATAACGTCGAATTGACGGAACGATCACACTGGGGTTTTTGGCCGCAGAAAATTTCCGCTTGCATAAAACGCAAACCTATGGTTCCGTCCGCCCATCCAATCCTGCGCAGCCGTGCGGAGGCCAGCCAGATGAGCGACGAACCCCGCCCCTACAGTCCCACTACAACCGAACG